CGGGACCACGCCCCCGCCGGTCACCATCTGGGGTGGGGCCGGCGGGGGTGGGCGCGTGGCCACGGGCGATGGGGCCGGGGGCGCGGGAGGCCCCACGGGGACCACAGGCGGCGCTGAGGTCTCTGCCACAGGCGGCGTCTGGGCGGCGGGCGGCGGCGCCAGCTGGGCACTGAGGCGTCCCACTTCATAGCCCAGCAGATGCGGCGCGGTCTGATTGAGCCGTTGCAGCACCTCGGGATGCTGCGCCAGGTGCACCACGAGATCGGGCGCCGCGTCCCCGGTGGCCCGCACCGCCCAGTAGGTCGCCTGGCTCATCTGCGCGGCGACCTGCTGTGCGAGCTGGTCATAGTCGGTCTGGGTCTGGCGCACGGCGGCTTCGCGCGCGGTCAGCCTGGCATCAAGTTCGGCCTGCGTGCGCGCCAGTTCCTGCTCCTGCGCCTGGCGCGCACGGTGCTGCTCGGCCGCCTGGAGCGTCTGCTGCGTGCGATGCTCGACCGTCTGCTCCAGCCACGTCTGCATGTCCTGGTCATACTGCGCCTGGTCCGTATACGCTGAGGCCTGCGGCCGGGCCGGCGGACCAGCCGGTTCCTGAGGCGCGGCCGGCGGCTCGGGCCGTAAGCGCTGCGTCGTTTCCACGGTGGCGCGCAAGGCGGCGTTATCCACCTGGAGCTGCTGCGTCAGGCGTTCGAGTTGCGCCAGTTTGGCTTCCCAGGGCGCCGGCTGGGGTGGCGCCTCGGGGGCAGGCTCCGGCGGCGGCGCGTCCGGCACGGGCGCCGGGCTGGTGGTCACAATGCCCTGATACTGGTCCTCGGCCACTAGACACCTCCCCGGCCATTGGCCTCATACGGGCCGCCCTGCACGTCCGTCGCAGCCTCGGTCATGGTCGCTTCGTAGCGCTTCGTTTCCGCCTCGTACGCTTTAATATTCATCGCTTCCTGGTCGACAAAGCGCTCCTGCCCCTTGCTGGCCTCTTCAATGTCGAGCTTGCGCATCTGCACCTGAAAATCTTTGTCGCGGTTCATGAGCTGCAAGGTCAACTCATTATTGGTCTGCGTGAGGGACTGCACACTCTGATTGAGCTGGAGCAGTTGCGCCTGGGCCTGCTGGAGTTGCTGGGCCATCTGGGGCAGTTGCGCCAGTTGCTGGCTCGCCTGCGCCACCTGCAGGTTCTTTTCCGCCCCTTCCTCGCCGAGCAGCAAGTGCGGGGGCATGGCACGCTGGAGCCTGTCGGCCATCTTGCCAGCCAGGTCGATGTCTAAGCTCTGCACGTACAGGTCGCCCAGAATGCCCATGAGTTGCGGCGCGGCCTGAAGCATCTGCGTGAGAATCTGCTGATTTTCCTGGCGCTGCGTGGCGTAGGACGGCCCGGCCTCGATGGCCACGTCATAGCGCCCGGCGGCGAGGTCATAGATCAGCGGCTTGCCCGTCTGCGGGTGCACCTGCGGTTGCCCCGTGCTGGGGTCCACGAGCGGCTGATTAATCGGCACCTGACTGGCCTGGCCGTCCTCGCCGAGAATGCGCACGGTCTGCGGCTGCGTCAGGATGTGCGGAAACAGGTCCACGAGGATCTCACCGATGAGGCGAATGGCGCGGCGCTGATTGTCGAGAAAGTGATAGGTAGCCGTATTGGTCTGGGCCTGGCGCTGGCGGATGGCGACGCCCGAGGTCTCGTTGGACTGCTCGCCGAGCGCAGGGTCGTAGTAGCCGCTGATCGCCTTGATTTCGTCCGCGGCCTGGAGCGAGGCGCCCACCACGGCCTGGACGGGGGGTTCGATGGCTGAGCGCTGCGGCGGCGGCATGGGCTGGCCATTGAGACTGGTCGGCTTGTATTCGAGATAGGCATAGTTGCGCACATTGGCCATGGCCCACTCGGGGTGATTCTCGAACTGGCCCTCCGCCCCGATAAACGGCGCACGCGGCGTCAGGGCGATAATTTCGGCTTTGGTCGAGACCATCAGGTTGTACTGGCGCTGCGGATCGCGCAGGCGGCGCACCAGGCCGCGCCAGTCCCGGCGACCCTGCACCTCGCTTTCTTCGCCGATGACCTGCGCCAGCGGCAGTTTCGTGCCCGGCCAGCGGGTCAGGGAATCGTTCAGGATGGCGTGCCCGTTGGTGAGACAGTGCCAGACCTCGTGGCGCTCGACCGTCCTGGACTGGAGCACGCGGGCCCCTGCCGGAACCTCGTCCGTCACGGACAACACCTGGCCACTCTGGAGCAGACGCAGGGTCGTGCGGTGCGTCTCCACCCAATAGTATTCGGCGACGCGGACGGTATCGTGCGTAATCCACCCGGTGTGCAGCGCGGCCCAGCCGGCCAGGTCCTGCCCCGTCCCCCCGTACTGGGTCTGATACTCCCGGCGGCGCATCTGGCGCGCAAGAAAACACCAGCGGGCGTCCGCCCCATCCGGCTGTTCATGCAGCGGGTCGAGGTAGACCCAGAGCGGGTGCGGAATGCGGCAAATGAGCGCTTCCTGGTCGAACGTCGAGGCGTCCGGATACCGCGTCTGCACCCGGAGGAAGCCGCGGCCGCAGATGACGGCGTGTTCGAGGGCGGTGGTATAGGCCAGGTCGGCGTTGGATTGCACCTCGACGTGGCGGATAAGCCCCTGGATCTTCTCGGCGGTGTCCGGGTCGGCGCCACTATCGACGGCAGAGACGGTAATCCCGGGGCGTTGCTGGCGGCCTTCGTTGACGAGCTGGCGAATCGTGGTGCCCATACGATCGATCACCAGGGAGGGACGGCCGGTGCGGTAGGTGAGGAGTTGCTGGTCCCACTGTTCGCCGGCAAAGAAGCGCAGGTCCTCTTCGGCCCGGCGGCGCCAGTCGGCCTCGACCTCCTGCACGTAGGCAAAGCGCGTGCGGATGTCGTCGAGCAAGACGGCCTCGTCTTGGGAGGCACGGGGGGTAGAGCGGGACTCAGCCACGGGGCGCGTCCTCCTGGATGTCGAGCCACTCGCCCACCTCCGTGCTACACGCAAAGAGGCTGATCATGGCGGTGTGGATCGGTGCGTAGCAGGGATGGTCCGCCGGCAAGGTCTGCAGGGCCCGTTCGAGCTCATCGGCCATACAATGGACCGAGGCGCACAGGCGTTCCAGGGCGGTGCAGGGCGTCTCGAGGGGGGGTGGCCCATCCGAGCAGTTGACCAGAGACATACGACGCTCCTAATACGTGCTGCGTGCGCCGCGTTTCTTGGGGGGCGGTGGCACGTCTGCGCCCTTCGCACGTGCCTTGCTCAGCGCAATGGCCACTTCTTGCTTGTGCCGGGCAGGAGCCGACTGGCCTTTCTTGAGCGTCGAGGGTGGCGTGTGCATGACCTCATCAAATGCCTCTTGCACGAGCGTGTCGGTCTTCGTTTTCTTCGTAGCCATACGCCCTCCTAATGCCCGGCTTTCCACTCCCCGGTTCTGCGCCTATTACACGTTTTACAGCGACGACGCCCGTCAGGCTGTATATACAAATTCTGCCATATATAATTCTAGTATAAATCACCCCATCCACTGCTGGTCCGGAGGCACGCCCGCAAGCATGGGAGCCTGTGGTTGGCGTGGTGTCCTGGGTGGTTCTTCATGCCATCCCATACAAAAATATCGAAGGCTATCAGAACCATGTGAGGCCCAATTGTGGAGAGGTTTCCCGCTCCAGGCCTTGTGTTCCTCGCTCCACTCGCGCCGATAGTTCGCCAATGCCTCTATGCCCGCGTGACATTTCTCCTGGTCAAAAAGAAAACGCGGAAACATATTACGGGTGGCTTGTATGCCGTCGCTGACATTGCCACGTGGCACCACCTGCACAGGCGTGAGGCCGAGTTGCTGGATCATGTCCAAGCGTGTGTGGCCATTCGCGGACCAATCGCGGTGCTCGATGTCAAAAGGCAAGAAATGTTTGGCGTAGGTGTACGGCTTGTGATGGAGGGCCTTCACATAGAATTCCATCCCATGATCGGACGCCTCCAAATAGTCAATCACATGAAAGCGTTGCCCAATATGTTGGATAAACCAAATGGCCGTGGCATCACTCAAGCCTAGATCCCAAGCGGTGTAGACGGGCTGCGTCGGGTCGTGGGGTACGGCGGTGATGCGCTGCTCGTCTCTGGCCGTCTGGAGGACTTCGGCGTAGTAGGCACCGATCAGGGCGGACTCGAAGGACGCTTCCAGTTCCTGCGCGTATTGTTCCGGGGCCATGCTCTGACGCATCAACGCCAGTTCGGCGTCAGGGACAATGCCCGTCTCGCTGGCACGGTAGAGAGCCGCATGCCACTCGGGCAGGGTCTGCGCCGCCTGGTAGAGGTCGTGAAAATGATTTCTCCCAAGCGGTGTCCCGATAAAGATGGCCCAGCCCTGCCGGTCGGCGAGCGCCGGACGTACCACCTCATGCCAGGTCCGTGGCCGCATCTGGGCGTATTCATCAAAGACGACGCCATCGAGGTAGATCCCACGCATCGCGTCAGGATTATCGGCACCAAAGAGGGTCAAGCGATGGCCGTTGGGGAAGTCGAGGCGCAGTTCCGCTTCATTGGCCTGGAGTGCGTCAAGAGGGCCAGTAATGCGTTTGAGAATGTCCCACATGATGGTTTTGGCCTGGTTGCGCAGCGGGGCGACATAGGCAAAGCGGGCATAGGGCAGCGGACACGTCAACGCGCCTTCCAGGAGACAGCGCAAGGCAAGATAACTTTTGCCAAAGCGGCGATGGCAGACCCACACATTAAAACGTTGCCTTGCCAGATAGAGCGCCTCTTGCGCCGGCCGCAGAGGAAATAGCGTCACTTCCGCCACCCTAGGAGGCCGTGAGGATATAGCGCGTCTGTGGCGCCTGGCCGTTGCGATGCTCGCCATCGTGCGATCCGTCCTCTATCGCCACAAGCGTTAACTCTTTGGGCGTGCCGTAGGCAAGCTGGAGCAGGTGCAGCAGCACAGGCGACGGCAGTTTCCCAGCCCGAAAATCCCGTTGGAGGCGTGCAATACCCTTGGGATCTTCGACAATGGCGCGGGCATAGGCTTCGCCGTCGCTGGTGCGCTTATTCGGCGTGCCGGCCTGGCGGCCACCACGGCGCTCGCCGGGTTTAGAGCCCCCTCGTGGCATTGGCTACTTCTGGCTACTTTAGCCATTCCTTCGGATACAGGACGCATCCCCCATCCGTACGCCCGGTGTGGACGAACGTACGGCGGGTGCTGTAGGTCTATCGTGAGTCCCTGGGTCGGTGTGGGTAGGCTGTGACTAGAGCGGGGTAGGCACAAAAAAGGCAATAGCCTATCCCCAGGAGAGAGAGTAGAGTAATACTACTACTACTATCTTCCTCTAGACAGACTACTGCACGAGAGAGAACATACACGCATCGCCCCTGCCGTGTCAACCGGATTTGTGCGCCACCCGGTCGAGGGAGCGCGCCAGGTGGGCGACCACGCCCTCGGCATCGTCGGGGGAGAGGTCAGGCATGCTTGTCCTCCTCTCTGGGGTGCATCCGTGTCCATTCCCAGGCGAGATCATTGAGATTCAAATCGAGTTCTGAGGCGAGACGCGCAATCGTGGGCCACTTCGGCAACATCTGATCACATTCGAGGGCACTGAGATGTTTCTGGGCAATGCCTGTCCTGGCCGAGAGTTCTTGCTGGCTTAACGCCTTGTCAATGCGGGCTTTGCGGAGTTCTTTCCCAAGGCTGACCATCGTATATCCTCCTATTTCCATAAAATATACAGTAAGGAGGATATTTTTGTCAAATTTTTACTAAAATACCCTTTACTTTATAACTTGTAGAGGATAAGATTAGATAGACAGCATGGCGCGATGATCCCCCGCAAAAGAGACATCGCGCCACACACGAACCCGCACCCGAGAAGGCACGGATCATGACGAACGTAGCACAGACCACGAGACGACGCAACGAAGGCGGCCGGTTCAGCACGAAGACCGGCAGCGAGTGGTACGCGGCCATCGAGGCGGCGCACATTGCCCGCGTCGAGGCGATGGCGGCCCAGGCCGAAACCGCCAGGCTGGCACAGGTGGTAGGCGACGCGGTCACGGCCCTGCCCGAAGCCGCCAGCCGGATCGCCAAGGCCGCCACCCTGGTGCAGCACGGGCAGGTGTGGCCCTTAACCAGCGGGAGTTTCCTGGTGGGCAGCCAGCGCGACCCGCAGGCGGCGCACCTGGTGACGCGGGGGCCCTGGCACTGTGACTGCCCGCACATGGCCCATCGCCAGAGCCTGTGCAGCCATGCCCTCGCGGCAATGCTCACCGTCAAAATAGGCCCAGCGTATCAAGCCACCTACGAACTGCCGCAGGCGGCGTAACCAGACACGGGGGGAGGGTATCCTCCCCCACGAGGAGCACACCCCATGCGCACCATCACGACCGATCTGTACGAGGCCCTGGCCCTGTGGGAGGCCGACGACACGCAGTGGATCACCGAAGATACCCTCCACCCCGGCACCTTCTGCCTGGGTCCCCTGGAGGCCATGCCGGAGGGGCAGCACTGGCACATCGTGTGCCCGGAGGAACTGGCGGCCCGGCGCGACGCCCTGGAAGACGAGCAGGCCCGCCTGGAGGAGGAGCACATGCAGTGGCAGGAAAGGAGAGACCGGTAACCTTACACCCCTTCCTGAAGGAAGGGGCTTTTATCACTGTCGGTACAACCGCCACTTTTCCAGGGTGGCCCGACGCGATTCAGTCAGGACGGGTTACTCCGTCTCTCCTTGCGGAGAGCGTACTTAGCGCCCCTAGTGCACGGCATTACACCGTGCGCGTTCCGTAATTCAGGAAACGTTTCGATCTTTTACGCGGGCAAAGCGATTGAGTTCCCGCAACCTCATAGATCGACTTGAGAAAGAGCATCAACCGGGGCTCTCTGAAAGAGAGTGTCTTCTATGCTCACTATAAAGTGTAACGGTTTATTTGTAACCGATGCTATCGAAATGCTGCTCCGCAGCACGAGGAATTGCCGCTCGTTGGCGGCAACCTCTTTTCCTCCCCGCCCTGAACGGCGGGGTTTCTCAGAGGTATTCTGGTATGAGACGCACACGCACGTTCTACGGCCCCGGCTGTCCCCACTGTGGGCACCTGTACGCCACCCGCGCCCAGGCCAGACGCCATCAGTGCGATCCGCAGGAGCGGGAGCGCTGGCAGGCCCACCTCCAGCCGCCCACAGGCACGCCACCGGGCACGGTCGATCTCGGCAACGGCTTCGTGCTGCGGCTGCCCACGGACGACGACGAACCACCCCACCCGGCGGGAGCCTGCAGGCTCCCCCGCGTGCTTCCGTCCTGCTTCCGCACTCGCCCAAGCGCAGAGCCTCTCACTCTGAAATTCCCCTGGTTTTTCAGAGGCTTCTTGCCATGCGAAACTCCCAGCATCCAACTGTTTCCATGTTGACATGCTCCTCGCCCTGAAGGACGAGGATTCCGGGGAGCAATTCCCCGTTCCTGTTACTTTTTATGCTGCCCGGAGGGAGTTTGTTGGCTTGGTTTTCGCTCATGCAATCCCCCTAACCGATGTCAAAGGAGGACATCCATTGCACAATGCGCCGCAACTCCTCAAAGGTATGCTTGTACTTGATCTTATTGGCTCGCCAGGAGATCACTGCAACATTGCCTTTGACATAGCCAAGCTTGGGGACAAGACGATCAAGCGTTGCTGTGCTATCAACACGTTTTCCAGTGTTATAGGTCAAAGGGATGTCAAACACAGGACAGCGCTCAGGGATCACTATGTCAGCCAGAGTGATGTTAAAGGGAATACCAAGCTTTTTCGCACGCTCCTTGGCTTTATGCAGCATGCGGTAGGCACAATGAGTCCGTTTGTATTCACGCTGATAGGCTTTTGCTTGTTCCTGATTTGCCAGATAGCGCGCACGTCGTTCGTCTTTATGTGCTTCGTAGTACAGATGTGCGGCGACTGGATCATACATGGAACCAGCTTCCCCCCCAGGACTCATGCTTTTCGCAGGCGTTTAACGTCTCCGTATGCCCTACGGCGACAAGAAAAGTGTACCTCAGTATGCCAAACAGAAACAGTGCACAAACATTGTACAACCTGGGGAAAAACCCTGAACAAAGCTGTGCGTGCTCGTTGGCACGCACGTTTCTTCCTCTCCGGCCTGAACGCCGGAGTTCCCAGAAACGAGGGAACTGATGGACAAAAAGTTTCTTGCAAGGAAATTTTAAAGGTGTAGAATTTCCGCTTACCGGATACCATGACGGAAGGGGGAGGCCCTATGGGACTGAGACTGCGGGAGATTCGCAGGTCCAGAAAAGCCAGCCAGGAAAGCTTTGCCCGCATCCTGGGCGTAGCAACCTCGACGTACTGCAAATACGAACATCACACCATTGCGATCACAGCACAACAGATACAAAAACTGGCAAGTGAATTAGGGCTGCCTATCGCACGCTTTTTTGAGGAAGACGAGGATGAGCACGCCAGATAAAGAGCAAATTCGGCACTGGTTGCAGAGTTTCCCGCCACGCCTGGAGGTAGAACACACGGACGACAACATGGTCAAAGGAGAAACGCAGACAACAAGACAGGACCGCATCTTCAAAAGTCTGATCTATGATCTCTCGCTGGCCATCGATGAGTTCGGCTATGAAGCCGTGTACTTCGGAGTGGGCTGCGAGGTCTTCCCGAATGCGGTCGATGGCTGGCAGGGCAATGATCATTGAGCACGAAGCCAGCAGGTATGCGCAAGATACCCGCTGGCCAGCACCAAAGAAAGGAGCGCACATGCTCTCAAATATTCACTTTACCGTAGAACGCTATCAGGTACATCCCGGCGAGGCGCAAACGTGGGTTAACAACGCCCATTATGAAGGCCAACGGCCCATTCGTGAGCATCATGTCGAGTTTTTACGCTATCTCATCAGCATCGCCAAACACCGCCCTGGCACGGAGGTGGCCCTGGCCATTCATGGCGGACGGGAATACATCATTAACGGCAATCATACGTTGCATGCCATCATCCGTGCCGACAAACCCCTCTGGGTCACGCTGCAACGCTATCACGTCAGCAGTCCCAACGAGATCGACATGCTCTACAACACGTTTGACCGGCAACTCCAGCGTAGCCCCAGGGACATGCTGAAAGCCTATGGCTTTGCCGAGCACAGCGGTCTCAGCCAGCGACAGGGGGAGGTCCTCTTTAGTGCCATGCGCCTTGTCCTCTCCGGCTTTGTCTATAGCACACCCAAGGCCATCAAAACACATGGCTATCTGCGGGATAACGAATTGCTCTATCTGGCGGCCCTGAAATGGACCAATGAGGCGACGTGGTTTGTCCGGGATATCGCAGGCTGTCAAAAGCGCTGGCATGACTATCTGCTCAGGCAACCCATCCTCGCGATGGCCCTTGTCCAGTATCGCTTCAATCCCGGCATGGCCGAAACCTTCTGGCATCAAATCGCCCATGAAGACCATATTTTCCCGTCCCATCCGACGCGGTTGCTGGCGAAGTGGTTTCAGACGGAGGCCCATGTCCAACGGCGCAGCGCTGTCGAGCTGGCATATATCACCGCCGTTGCCTGGAATGCTATGTATACGGAACGCAGTCGTGGAAACGTCTCTATGCCATCGACAGAGATTCCGATCCTGATCGAAGGAACGCCGTATAGTCGCAAAACGGCCATGCGGTTCATTAATGAGGACTGGCATTTGACCGATGAGCCCGTGCCCTATGATGAACCATCGTTCAGGAGGACTCTCGGTGCCGCCGCATGGTTCGCTGCAGGACTTAGATAAACAGCCAATCGTGCATGATTCGCATGATTCGCTGCAGGACTTAGATAAACAGCAGAGGCTGTGCCCTCGTTGTCATAGGCCGTCCGTCCCCAATCGTCGATTATGTGAGATATGTATGGAGAAGGACCATACCGCCTATTGGAAAACCGTCTCGCAAGGCATCTGCAAAGACTGCAAGAAAGCGCCAGCCCTCGAAGGCAAGCGCCGCTGTGCCGATTGTGCAGAGAAAATGCGGCAAGACTCTGCCGCACGTTATGCGCGCATGAAAGCGAAAGATATCTGTACCTACTGTCGTCATCGCAAAGCGATGCCGCATCGCGAATTGTGTTTCGGCTGCTTCCAGAAAAAGGCACGGCTAGATCGCTATCGTCGGGAACAAAAGAAGGCTGCTACCCATGCCTGACTCTTCTCTCTTGACTCCGCACGACGCCGCCCAGTACCTGCACGTCTCGCCGCGCACCCTCACCAAATGGCGCGGGCAGGGCGGGGGCCCCCGCTACGCCAAAGTGGGCCGCCGCGTGGTGTACCGCCAGGCCGATCTCGAGGCGTGGGTGGAGAGCCAGGTGCGTACCTCCACCAGTGACCCCGGGCCGCGTGCCACGGCCTGGGCGCTGCCCACGCGCAGGAGGTGATATGCGCACGGTGTGCGGGATCTGCGGTGTTGCCCTGGTCTGTGCCGATGACCACGACGACAGCAATGCGTTCTGTAGCGATTGCCGTACCAGGAACTTTGGCGGCCAGAGTTTTCCTGAGATGGACGTGCCGCACATCACCATTGTCGGGCTGACGACGCGCCAGCGCCAGGCCTATGAGCGGCTGGCTCGCAGACACCGGGAGGAGACCCACGATGCAGGGTGAGCTGTGGCTGCCTGTCCCCACCGAGGCGCAGCGCACGCGTGGGCGGGAGCTCTACAACCGGCTGGGCCTGTGTGCCAGCAGCTATCAGACCTGGTTTGCCGAGGGCATCCCGCAGGAGTGGCTGCGGGCACTCGACGCCATCCAGGCCACGCTGACGGCCATCAAGCGCGAGGCCAGAGACGCGGCGAAGGAGACCCCAGGTGCTCGGTGACGTCTTCCTCGTGCTGGGCCTGCTGGCGTTCGGGGTGTTCCTGGGGGCCCTGTACGTCGTGCTGTGGAGGGATACCCGATGAAACATGTGCACCGCATGCGGCCGCTGTGGCTCTTGCCCACCAGCCCGGCCTGGAATGACGGGTGGTATCAAGTGGTCACGCACGCCCGGTGCAGCGTATGCGGCGCCGAGGCGGTGCTGGCGGGATGGCAGCACAGGGACAAAGAGCGGGTCGTCGTCACGCAGGAGGGAGAGATCGATGCGCCTGAGCGAGAGTGAGTACCAGTACCTCCTGGCCCGCAGTGGGCAGCCCATGCCTGACAACGTGGCCGAGGCGCGGTTCCAGGCGCAGGTGGTGCGGCTGGCGCGGGAGCTCGGCCTGGTGGTGCATCACCACTATGACGCCCGGAAAAGTAGCCCGGGCTGGCCGGATTTGGCCATTGTGGACCCCCGGCCAGTGGGGTGGACAGGGCCTATCGGTGAGACGCAAGGGATGCCGTATGTATACCTGGTGGAGCTGAAAACGGCAAGGGGCAAGCTGACGCGGGAGCAGGAGCTGTGGCTCAGGGCCTTACACGGCAAGACGGTCGTGGCGGAGTGTTGGCGGCCTGGTCAGCTCCAGGAGATTCTCGCCAAGCTCCGTGGTGCCTAGTGCCCATTCCTGCCGCGCTCCAGCAGGTCCTTGATGGCCGTGAGCGTCAGGTCAATGTGGAGTGAGGGTTAGGGTTGCAGGCTCCGGCGGTGCTTTTCCAGGGTACACAGCATCCGTACCAGCCCGGCAAAGCCCTCGGGCTGGCGCTTGCACCACTCCAGGAGGTCTTCCGGCATGTGGATGTGCGTATCCACCATGCGGTTCGGTTTCCGTGCCGGGCCGCGCTTCTTTTTGGGAGGGCTGTCTGATGGTTCTGTGAGCGTTTCCATGCAGAAAGCATAGACATTTGTTTTCCACCTCACAAGCCGTGGGGCTTTTGCTATACTCTGTTACCATTCAATTTACCATAGAGTTTTGCATAAAGGAAGCAGGGATGTCCAACATTCCTGATGCGCAGCGACATATCTGGTACACCCCGGCTGAGATTGCCGCATGGCTTGATGGAAAACAGCATGGCAAGAAATGGCGTGCCCGCTGTCCGGTCCATGGTGGTGACAATGCGAGTGCCATGGGCATTGCGCAGGGCCGTGATCGCCAGGGCAATCCCATGACGCTGCTGCACTGCTTTGCCCACCAGTGCGCCATTGAGGACATCTGCGCCGCACTCGGCATCGAGGTGCGCAACCTGTTTTGCGTGCACCCCCTCTATGCCAGGAACGCCCCACCCCGGGGGCGTAGTCCACGTATCTCCCGCCTGGCCGCTCTGGAGATCGTCAAACCGGATGACATCGCCCAGGTGATGCTGGAAGAGATGATCGTCAGTGACCCTGACTTTATCCAAACCTGTGCCCCGGCACGGGCGAAAACGTGGGAGCTTGCCTCACGCTCCGCCCATGCCAAGGCGAAACTGACACAGGCGCTGCACACGTCTGGCATTCATCCCGCCCGCTTTTTGACAGTCTTAGAGCAGGAACAGGGGGACAACGATGCCACTCACGGATCGTGACCATGAATTGCTTGAAACACTCGAAACGCAACCGGGAACCGATTTTTGGATGCTTGATCAAACCGTGCGCGAGGTGGCGGCCATCCGGCATGACAAAATTGCGTGGGCGCGGGCGGTCACCGCTGCGAACAAGGAACCGCGCCTGGCCGTGCGGGCCTGGATCGAGGCCGTGGAGGACGTGGCGGCACGTCGCAATGGACACCACGCGCAGACAGAACCACGCTGTGATCCATTTGCCTTTACGGATGCGGCAGCCATTATGAGCACGGTGATGACTCCACGCCGCTGGCTGCTTCCAGGCGTCATTGCCGATGGGCTCACCCTCCTTGGCGGCTCACCCAAGGGCGGCAAAACCTATCTGGCATACGCCCTTGCTCTCGCTGTCGCAACGGATGGCCTGTGGTGTGGACACTGGAAACCAGATGCTGGGAAGGTCCTCTATATCTCTCTGGAAGACGACATGGACGATACGCATTTGCGGATTGACGAACTCATGCCACAGGCAACACTCCATCCAGGCCAGCTCATCTTCTTGCATGGGGCCTCAGCGCTGCCCTCCTTTAGTGATGGACTCATTGCCTGGATGGGAGAAGCGATAGCCTTACATCATCCGCGGCTCATCATCATTGATCCTATTTCCTATCTGTATGTGCTGAAAAAGAATGGCAACCAGTTTGAAGAAACCAAAGATATGTTAGTGCCGTTGCGCGAGCTTGCCAAAAGTCAGCATTGTTCGATGGTGTGTCTGGATCACCGGCGTAAGCGCTCGCGGGATGATGTGCTGATGGTGGACACCCTGTATGGCTCAGTCGCCAAGCAGGCGGTGGCCGATGGCCTGATTATGGTCAATCGAGACCACGAGGATATTGAACTTGATATGACCATCCGGCACGGGCAAGAACAGAAGATGTACATCAAGTTTACCTTCGACGGTGGGCGGTGTTTCCTCCAGTACACCGGCGGCGCACCAGAGATGAACAACTATGGCGACATGCGCACGCGCGTCCTGGAGAGCCTGCGCCGCTCTCCCGCGCCACTGACCATCGGGGACCTGCTCAACGAACTGGAACTGACCGATAGCAGGCAGACGCGTAAGAATCTGAGTCTTGTACTCTATCGCTGTGCCAAAGTTCGCGAAGTGGAAAAGCTCTCACGAGGACGCTTCATTATAGGCGAGGGCGATTGAACCTCTCCCGCTAAGCCTACGGCTCTAGCTGGAGCACTGTGCGCGAGGTTTGGTAGTCCGCTTTGGTGAAGACATTTACAGAAAATGCAAAAACAAAAACTTTCGAAAAAAAAGCCGACACTGAAAACAGTGAAGACATTGTGAAAAAATGTCTTCAGATGTCTTCACGCCTCGTGGTGGGAGTGAAGACATTTTTAAATTTATAACTGATTATTTATGAGTAACTTACTAGTAATGTCTTCACAGACTTCGCTTTTTTTGGGGGTATATAGAGAAAAAAATTCGCGCCTATTTGTGGTAAAGTTTTTTCCACAAAGTTTCGATATAATTAGATAGAACGACAAACGCCCCACACCAACTGCACATTGGTGTGGGGCTCTCGCACGGTCCCCCTAGCAGAAGGAATCGCACTGTGGGAACAATATCAGGAACCCCTACACTCATCAACGAGATTATGGAAACCGAAGCCGAACGTCTGTTATGGGAAGTCGTCAGGCACCACGAACGCCCTCCCTTTTTCTTCCCCGACGAGGGCGTGGGCAATCGCCTGAACCGCGCGGCCCGCATCCTCACGGAAGGCCGTCTGACGCCCAACAGTGACGGCTCCTACACCGTCGAGGGCAGTGGCAAACGGCTGTACCGTGTCACGGACCACTGTTCCTGCCCCCAGGCGAACCAGGGCAAGAGCAAGTGGTGCTATCACCATATCAGTGTGGTGCTCTACGTCGAGTGGCAACGCCGCATGGGGTATTCCCCCCAGGGCCTGCCCCGGCCCACGGACGACCGCCCCATGGTGGTGCTGCCTGCCGAGCCCGGGGAGCGCAGTGCGCGGGTGCCGTTCGACAGCACGGACGACGCCCCGTCTCCCGTGGACGACCAGACCCTGCCCCTGGCGCTCCCCCCGGTGACGGTGGACGAGCGCCTCGCCCACATGCCCGCGCCACCGCCCCAGGATGGCCCAGGAAAGGAGATCGCCCCTATGGCTGACGACACGTACATCCCCGAGCCCGATGACGCGCCGGTGACGGGCGTGATGCGTCCCACCACGGTCGTGACCCGCAGCCGGGAAGCCCAGGCCCTGGCCGACTCCATGACCGCCTGGCGCGAACAACGCCAACTCGTCACGCAGTACATCAAGGAACAACTGAGCGAGGGCACCGATTATTATGTGCTGCGGGTCGGTGGCCGGGACAGCAAGCCCACCCTCTCCAAGGCGGGCTCAGAGAAGTTCATGGCCCTGATGCATCTGGCCGCCGCGTTCGAGGAAGACGCCGCCACCTGGCGCATGCTCGGCGCCAAGGAAGGCACCCTGTGTTATGTCTGCCGGCTCACCACCCGCGACGGGCAGGTGGTCGGGGAAGGCCGGGGCGCGCGCACGCTGGCGCAGGACAAGGGCGACATCAACAAGGCCGTGAAGATGGCGCAAAAATCGGCGCAAATTGACGCCATCCTGCGCACGGGCGCGTTGTCGGACGTCTTCACGCAGGACATCAACGAGCCCGAAGAGACGCAGGCACCCGCCCCCGCGCACGCCCCGACGTCAGCGGACCTGCGCCAGCAGATCTGGACGCACATCAAGCAGCAGGCGCCCGACATTACCGGGCGCGAGGAGGCCGGCCGCTGGGTGAAGGAGCGCACCGGGTACGCCCTGGTGGAGAGCAATTTTCCGGCGATTCTCCACGCGCTTGCCGTGGCCTAGGGAGGACCCGCCATGTCGGTATTCGCCGAGTTCTGCGACCTGGTCGATGCGCTGCAACACGCCGTCGCCGCGCTCCCGGACTCTCCGGAGCGCCGGGCCCTGTACGATATCCTCGACCAGTTCGACGTGCTGATCGATAGCGTCGCCGGCCTGCCAGGGGCCACGGTGGACGCGGAGGACGCGCCATGAGCCGCAGGCAGCTCTTCCAGGCGTTGTGCAAGGTCGCCGATGCCCTCGAGCAGGAAACCGCGCGCCAGCCCTGCACGGCCCATACCTGCGTATTGGCCGGGCTTATTGCGCAATTGGACCGGCTGATTGACGCGATTGTCCAGCCGACGGATGCGCAGGCGTGGGGGTGGTGCGATGACGAGTAACTACGAGACCTTCCTGGCATCCAAGATCCACTATGCGGCGAGTGCTGGCCTGGAGACGTACAGCCTGCATGCCAGGCTCTTTCCCTTCCAACGCCAGGTCACGGCCTGGGCCATCGGGAGAGGCAGGGCTGCCCTGTTTCTGGACACCGGCCTGGGCAAGAGTGCCTGTCAGCTTGTCTGGGCGCAGAACATTGCCAGCCACGGTGGCGATGTGTTGATCCTCGCCCCGCTGGCTGTCGCCCAGCAGACGGTGACCGAGGGGGCCACCATGGGCATACAGGTGGCCTATGCCCGCACCCAGGCTGAGGCAATGCCTGGCATCACCATCACCAATTACGAGCGCCTGCATGTGTTTGATACGCGTCAGTATGCAGGCGTGGTGCTCGATGAATCGAGCATCCTCAAGGCGTATGACGGCAAAACACGCACCGCCCTCATCGAGGCCTTTCGGCACACCCCCTATCGGCTCTGCTGTACCGCCACGCCAAGCCCGAATGATCATATGGAACTCGGCAACCATGCCGAGTTTCTCGGGATCATGCGTCGTAGCGAGATGCTCGCAACCTTTTTCACGCATGACGGCGGCCACACCTCGCAGTGGCGCCTCAAGCGCCATGCGGAGGCGCCGTTCTGGCGATGGGTGGCGAGTTGGGCGATGGCGATCACCCATCCCTTGCAACTCGGGGATAGCACGCCGGGCTATGATTTGCCAGCGCTCCATCGTCATGATCATATGCTGGCACTGGATGGTGCCCACGAGGGTCTGACGCTGTTTCCCATGGAGGCACGGAGTCTCCTCGAACAACGGCACGCCAGGCGTGCCGGGCTCTCTCGCAGGATCGCCCATGCGGTCGAGATCATCCAGTCTGAACGATCTGAGCCATGGCTGGTGTGGTGTGAACTCAATGACGAAGCGGATGAGATCACGCGGAGACTCCCTGGCGCGATACAGATCGCTGGCAGCGATGGCCTGGATGAGAAAGAACAGCGCCTGCATGCTTTTTGTGATGGCCAGTCGCGTCTCCTGGTGACGAAGCCGTCTATCGCAGGATTCGGGCTCAACCTCCAGCACTGTGCCCGCATGCTCTTCGTCGGCGTCAACAATAGTTTCGAGTCCTGGTATCAGGCCGTGCGCCGCTGCTGGCGCTTTGGACAACGGCGGCCTGTCGAGGTCCATGTCGTGTACAGCGATATCGAAGCCTTGATTGTGCGCAATCTCCATCGCAAGGAAGCCGACGCGGCCAGGATGACGCGCCGCATGACCGAGGCCATCATGGCACAACAGCACTGGGCGCAGCCCGTGCAGCCCTACACCCCGCACACGGCCATGACCATCCCGTCATGGATCGCCACAGAGGAGACACTGCCCTATGCCATCCGTCCTTGAGCAAACGATGCGTGATACGTATGCCCTGTACCATGCGGATAATACCGACGCCATCCAGGGCATTCCTGATGCCTCGATGGACTATATCCTGTACTCTCCGCCCTTTGCCTCGTTGTATACGTATTCCGCCACAGAACGCGATATGGGCAATTGTCGTGGGTATGAGGAATTCTTTGCCCACTATCGCTTTCTCTCGCAGGAGCTCGTGCGCGTGCTCAAACCTGGGCGCCTCCTCTCGCTGCACTGTATGTTGTTACCATGCAGCAAAGCGCACCATGGCTATATCGGGCTCCGGGATTTTCGGGGTGATTTGATCCGCCATCACCAGACCGATGGCTTGATCTTCCACAGTGAAGTGACCATCTGGAAAGATCCCGTGACGGCCATGCAACGCACCAAAGCCCTGGGGCTGCTCTATAAACAACTGCGCAAAGATAGCGCCATGTCGCGGCAGGGCATCCCGGATTATCTGGTGACCATGCGCAAACCTGGCGTCAATCCTGATCCCGTCACCAAAGAGCCGGCGGATTTTCCGCTTGCCCTCTGGCAACGGTATGCCAGCCCGGTCTGGATGGATATCGATGCGAGTCGCACACTCCAACGCACGTCGGCACGGGAGGAGAAGGACGAACGGCATATTGCGCCACTGCAACTCGACGTCATCGAACGATGCATCCGTCTCTGGACGAATCCTCGCGATATTGTCTTGGACCCGTTTATGGGCATAGGGAGCACCGGGTACTGTGCCGTGCAGATGGGGCGGCGCTTTGTCGGGATCGAACTCAAAGCGTCGTACTTTCAGCAAGCCGTCGGCAATATGCATGCCGCGATGCAGACGCAGAGTCTCTTTGCCTGGGGTGCGGAACTGCGCGACGCAGACGCCCCCTGACGGCGCATGTTCGACACCGCCAGGGGGGAAGAGAGTCCCTCTACGGCAGCACGAGAGGGACGTGTATACTAGCATAGAAGGAGGACTTTTCCTATGCGTTTTCTGCTCACCACCGGCTGGCTGCTCGCCGCGGCCAGCGTCCTCTGGTGGCTCCTGACCCTCCTGGTGCCCGGCCCGGCCGACGCCCGGCACCGCCCCCGCCGGCCCGACCTGCGCGCCAATGCCTGCACGCACTGGGCGAGTCCTCAGGGCGCCGGCACGACCTGTAGCCAGAGCCAGCCCTGCCTGCTGAGTCATTGGCTGGCCACCCAGGTGCAGCCCGGCCGCACGCTCTGCCTGCTGCCCGGCACCTACACCGGTGACCAGCTCTTGCAGATTCCCGCCACCTTTGCCGGCAACGAACAGTCGCCCATCGGCATGGTCGCGCAGCCCGAGGGGAGCGTCACCTTCGATGGCCAGGACAGTAAGCGCCCCTGTCACCTCCGGGGCAGCTACGGCGTCTTTGAGGGCTTCAACTGCACGCGGGGCGATAACGTCACGCTGCGCTTCGATGACGCGAGTAGTCACCTGGTCGTGCGCAAGGTCCTGGTGTACGATGGCGGGGAGGGCAGTGACTCCCTGGTGCAAGTCGCCGGCCAGCACAATACCATCGAAGATTGTGCGGCGTGGGGCAAAGGCCGCAAGGTCTTTCCGGCGGGCGCGGCCGGCGGCGAGCACAATACCGTCCGGCGCTGCTGGGGCCGCTGGGAGATCAATACGCACCCGCAGTCGCGCCCGGCCAACACGGCCGAGGTTGGCTACGGGCAGGATCTGGTGACGATGGAAAACAACGTCCTCACCTGGGACTCGCAGGGCGGCGGCACGGCCACCGAGTACGAAGGCCTGATCCAGATGTTTGCCACCGTCGGCTCGCGCGTCCTCGGCAATCTCCTGTACCTCCCCGCCTCGGCCACGTACGAACCGCCGCGCCTCCTGTCCGGGGCGACCGACGCCGGGAGTCACGCCCAGCAGGGGCAGTTCCACCCCACCACCGACACGCTGACGCGCTACAACGTCGTGGTGGTCGACCCGGCGCACCCGCGCTTCGCCGACCTGCGCCCCTGGCAGTATAGTGAGTGTACCGACCCGGGCTGTCTGGGCGGCAGTAACAACGTCATCCGGGACAATGTGGGGGTCGCCGGGCAGCCGCCCACGTATACGAGTTCGTGGACGCCCAGTGACAACCAGACCGGCACCAGTGTGGCCCAGGCCATCGGGGCGAACCGCAGCGTCTGGACGGAGAGTCACGCGAGTCCCGGTATCTGCGCGCAGATCGTGGGAGGCCAGCCGACCACGACCCCGCTGTGGCCCTGGCCCATGAACGCCAGGATCAAGGCCGCGACGGGGCATGATGTGCAGGCAACCCTTGAGGCACTGTTGGGCCCGATTCCCCCCCAATGCGTGCGGGGGAGTACGCCGATCCCGCCCGAGCCGCAGCCGCCAGGGGCGATGGTGTGCACCGGGCCCCTGACCGCGATTCCGAGTACGCTGACACTCACCTGCCAGCCCAGCCCCGCGAGGAGGACCCCCACGCCATGACCCACCCCACCCCCGGCCAGATCTGTTATGCGGCGTACGTTGCCACGCTGCCGTATGCGGAGCCCTGGACCGACCTGTCGGCCGCCGCCCAGGCCCGGTGGGAGGCCGCCGCCGAGGCGGTGGCGCAGCAGGCGCTGAAGACACAGGAGAAACTGGATGCCCAAGCCAATCTTATGCCTTGATTTTGATGGAGTCTGCACGACGTATGCCTCGGGCTGGCAAGGCATCGCCGTGTGTAATGATCCGCCCGTTGACGGATTTGAGCTGTTCCTCGATCGGGTCCTTGAGCATTTCGAGGTCCACATCCATAGCTCCCGGTCCTGTGAGCCAGCAGGGCGTGAGGCCATGCGACAGTGGTGTGCGAAGTGGCTGTTTCGTCCCCATGTTGCGCAACTCCACTTCCCGGAGCACAAGCCGCCAGCCTTTGTCACCCTTGATGACCGGGCCATCACCTTTACAGGGGCCTGGCCCAGCGTCCCGGTGCTCCGCGCCTTTCAGCCATGGACCCGCAACACGCCACCGCCCAACGAGCATCCGCAGGAGACGCCCCATGTCTGACACCCCCACCCCCGGCCAGCGGTGTTACGACGCCTACTGGCCAGGCCTCACCCGGCACAGCCCGTATCTCGTCAGTGACCCGCCGGTGGCGTGGGACGCCCTCCCCGTCGCGGTGCAGGCCGCCTGGGAGGCGGCCGCGCAGGCCGTGCGGGCGCTGCAGAAGGAGGAGAAGACGTCATGATTACTCCGGCATATCGCGTGCTGCACTACCGCGAGCAGTGGCCGTGCATCCTCTGTCTGGTATGTAATAGGATTTCCTACAACCCCAACGACATCAAGCACCGATACTGTGGTGCATGCCATCTTTTCCTCAACGATCTGCCTGAAGACTTCCGCCAGCCGCATACCGCAGGGGTCAGACCAGGCTTGCTGCTCACAGGCGCAGAAGACGAGGTGCCCCATGCCTGAGCCCACCCCCGGCGAGACCGCATACCTCGCCTACTGGCCGGCGCTCGGCAGCGCGCCTCCGGTGCCCTGGGACAGCCTGTCGCCGATCGTGCACCGCGCCTGGGAGGCCGCCGCGCAGGCTGCCATCGCCCAGTGGTGGCGTGACCACGAGAGGGTGATCTGTGGCGAGGAGGAGGAAAGGCGATGACCAACGAACAAGGTGAGCGACTACTCTTCTGGCTCCAAACAACCATCAGGTTAGAGGGGATGTCCGATGTCGAGCTAGGCGATCTGTTGACCGATCATGTCTGGGCCACTCTGCCGCTTGGTAGCCCGCAGAGTGATCTGATCGCGGAAGTCATTGCGCGGTTAAAAGGCGAGAGGCACAATCCCGCATAGGAGCACCCGCATGCCTGACACCCCCACCCCCGGCCAGGGGGCCTACGCCGTGTCGCAGGCGCTTGCGCTCTGCGGTGCGCTCTCCCTGGAGATGGCCTGTTGCACGTGTGGCGAGGACCCCGCTGGTCCGCCCTGCTGCGTCCGCTGTGAGTGCCTGATCGCGATAACCGGCGCAGCCTATAGCTATGCCATGCAGCAGGAGGAGACCCAATGACCGACACCCCCACCCCCGGCCAGCTGGCGTATGACGTGTGGCGTCTCGCGCTGCAGCAGACCGTCGGCTACTGGTCGCCCTATGTCTACGCGACGTGGAACGTGGTGCGGCCCGTCGAGCAGGCCGCCTGGGAGGCCGCGGCGCAGGCGGTGCGGGCCGGGCAGGACCCCCCGGCACGGCTCGCCTGTCCGGCGTGTGGCGCCCACGACATCGCCGTCCTCCACGAGCTCGCGGGCACCACCGTGCTGCGCCGGCCGTGCGTGTGCGAGTGCTGCGGCGCCACCTGGGTCCAGGTCTATACCCTGGCGCGCGCGGACGCGCTGCGGCGCCCACCGCCCGCGGAGGACCTGGAGCATGCCCACCGCCCAGCAACGTAACGCCTACCGCGTCCTGGGCCGCTGCCTGCACTGTGGCGGCCGCGTCCTCGACCAGCGTCAGTGGTGTGCGCGCTGCCGGGACGGGGCACACCGCCTGTACTGGACCCGGCGGCAGGCCGGGCTGTGCGTGCAGTGTGGGAAGCAGGTGCGGGGGAAGAAAGCCCGGTGTCTCGCGTGTACGCAGTATCAGCGGGAGAGGCAATGGCGGTTTATGGCCCGCCGGCGGGCGGCGAGGCGGGACAGGCCGGCGGACTCTGCGTAACGGTCTGGATGGTCGACCACACGGTATAGACCCGCGTGGCCGGCGGACAGCCTTCCCGCTCGATGCTGCGCACGCCCCCACACCCGAGCAGGCAGCAGGCGAGGAGCAGCAGGAGGGGCATAGGGGGCTCCTAGCGTGCCACCAGCGGCGTCGTGCCATCCTGGCTGCACACACAGACCTCCGGCGTGCTGGACGCGTCCACGAGCGCCTGAAGCGCCTGCACGGCCCCTTCCAATCGCAAGCGCTGTTGGAACAAGGTCTGTGTCTCCTGTTCCAAGACGCGCAAACGCAACAGCACGGCGTCGAGCGCCTGGGTGTGTTCGGCGAGGAGGGTGGCGGCGGTCATAGATTGCGCGCACCCACGGCGGCCAGCGCGGCATACGCGGCCGTGATCGCCGGGAGGACCTGCGCCGTCAGCCCATACGCTGCGTCGTCCAGGGTCGTCTTCTGGAGACCGGCGAGGGCAGGTTCTTCGTCCATCTCTGCCTGGCTCAAGGTGCTACTCACGCCCGTGCCACTGGCGTTATAAATCTCGTTGAGCGCGTGCAGTCGTGGTTCGAGACTGGCCAGCACTTCTTTACAGATCGCCGACATCTTGGCCACCGTGTCACGCTCCAGTTGATCCATCGGCATCTTAGACTCCTAGCGCGCTTTCCAGCGCTTCGAGACGTTGGGTGACTTCTTGGAGGGCTCCAACGAGCCATGGCACTAATTTTGAGTGGTCCATTCCTTGAGGGATTATTTGACCATTTGCGTCAACTTGATCAGGCAGGCCCGTCACGCTCTCGGGAATCACGGCCTGGGCTTCATGGGCAAGGAAACCGATGCCACTGCTGTCGTCATAGTTCCAGCGAAAGCGCACCGGCCGAAGCTTCGTCACCACCTCCAGCGCTCCAGTGAGTGCGGTCACGCCAAATTTCAGCCTAACATCTGAGGACGTATTGTACGCCGTCGCGGTGGCCGTGGTACTGATCGAGCCCACCACGCCCCCGGCCTGATTGAGGAACACCAGCGGCTGAAAGGAGCCGCTATCGCCATCGAGGGGCCGCAGGAGGATGCCCGTGATCGAGTCATGGCGAAAGCGAATGAACAACTGACAGTTGGCGTCCGGGGTCGCGGCGGCGAGCGACAGCGGCCCCTGGAGGTAGTTGTTGGCGGTGCCGTCGCAGTAGAGATTCCAGCGATTCGTGCCGGCCATCTTGTGCCCCGCAAAGGAGGCGATGTCCGTCAGCGCGGTCGCCAGGCCATCGAACTGGAGCGCCTGCATGTCATACGTGCTGCGCACCGTTGAGAGCCCCGTGGCACTCCCCCCCGTAATCGCCACCGCGTCGGCCGTCTGGCGCGACAGCGGCGGCGTCAGGGCTGGCGCGGTATCCACCGCCGTGATGTTCCCGCCACTGACCACGGCTGAGGCAATCGGCGTGGTGCCGTCCGGGTACGTCGGCGCACTGGCGCTCTGGAGATAGGCGTAGTGGCTCCCAGGCACCCGGGTAAAACTCCCCGGCGTACTGTGGGTGTCGGTGGTGAGGGCCAGGTAGTAGGTGCCGGCCGCGCTGGGCAAGGTGATGGCGCGCGCGGGTTGATCGACGTAACTGAGCAGGCTGCCCTTGCGGACATAGCCCTGCGTGGCGAACGCGGCAATGGTCAGGCCACTGCCCGGGGCGGTGGGCCAGGTGGTCGAGACGATACAGGCGGGGAGGAGGTCGAAATGCTGGGCGTTCATCTCGGCCAGGGTATCTGGACCACTGCTATGCAGATTCGGCATCGTGTCCTCCTATGGCACGTCGGCGGGGAGGGCGGAGAAGTACGCCGTGACGTGCAGGCCACCAACGGCGTCATAGTTCCCGCCCAGGGCTGACGCGAGAATCACGTATGGGATCGGCTCCACCGGCGTGGTATCCGAGCGAAACGACACCTGTCCACCGCTTTGCCCGGCGCTCAGATCCGTAATGTGCGCCCAGCGGTCATTGGCAATGGCATCGCCCAGAAGGATGCCTGTCAGACCGCCAGACGTGCCAAAGGCTGTGGTGATCGTCCAGGTCAGGCCTTCACAGCGAAAACCTGCTGGGACGAGGGAGGGAATACTGATCACGCCCGTCCCGGGGCTGGGGGTGACGTCGATATCTGCAGAGCCCACGATTTTCTCTCCCGGATCTGGGGGTGGGGCACTACTCACAAATGAGTACGCATCGACACTCCAGAGCAGGACATCCTCGGCATCGTAGAGGCGCAGGTCGTACAGCCCGCGCAGATATACGGTCGCGGACCCCTGGTCATCCATGACCACGGGCTGCGCATTGGGCACCGTGAGCCAGGGGTCCGCATACGTCACCTTCGGAGTGCTCGTGGAAGGCACATAGCCATACAGCTTCCCGCCGATATTGGGCAGGCCATCCACGAAGCTCTGGAACAGCGGCCAGGGGATGATCGTCACCACGGTGATGTCGGTACTGGGCGCCACACTGGACCCTTTGCGCTAAAGTTTTGCCTTGTCTCGGTCGATACGATAGACTAAGAGTATGTTGTTTGGGGCGCGGGTTCGCTACCCGCACGGTGCTCCATTCAGCATCAAGCCCCAAACACTCAACCTGAATGGAGGTTGTGATGCGACTGTCTCCACTCGATCTTGCCCAACTCATTGTCTACATTCTGCTTGGCCTGGCGATTATCCTGGTCACGGCGCATGCCCTGGTCGTCCTCGACGGCATCGAAAAACGCCAGCAGCAGAGCGAGCGCCATCACGAAAAACTGATCATCATGGCCGACACGGCCTTAGCGGACCACACGCGCTTCCTCCAGGAACACGATGCCATGCCGGGCCGCCTGCCCAGCGGGCGCTAGGAGGACGCGCCATGGACACCACACCGACCCCCCTGGAACTCCTCCAGCGTGCCATGCAGCTCCACGCCGATACGCTGATTGACCACAAGGAACGCCTCGGCGTGCACCAGCACTGGCTCACCGCCTATGCCGAGATGCTCGAGCGGCATCACCTGCGGATGGATGCGCACCAGCAGCGCATGGACGCACTCCAGCGCACCATCGAACATATTGATCTCACGCTCACGGCCATCAAGGACCTGCTCGGCCGCGATAACGGGCGCTAGGAGGACGGACGATGTCCCTCATGCAAATCGAATTGTACGATGCCCTCAAAGCTGGGGGCACTCCTGAAGCCGAAGCCCGACACGCGGCGATTGAAGCTGCCGGCTCGACCTCCTTACTCGGCACCCTTGCGGAACGCATCAATGGCTTAGAGCGTCTCGTCCTCTGGATGGGAGGCGTCATGCTGACGCTCCATGTCCTGACGCTGGGCTCCGTCCTCGCGCTGGCCTGGCAGGTCCTGCAACGCCTGCCGGTACGCTAGGAGGGGCGTATGCTGCCCACACTCGAGACTCTGCTCTATTGGACGCTCCTGACCTTCTGGGGCGTCGTCGGGTTCTGGCTCCTGCTCCTTGCTGGCGGTGCGGTCTTCCTCGCCGCCGTCCTAGGCCTGGATGCCCTGAGCCGCGCGCTGCACTGCTGTGCCGACTGGTGTGCGCGCTGGCTCTATCCTGAATACACCATCCCCCTGGGGCTGGCCCTGAGCCCGGTCGTGTGCGTGGCCTGGGCACTGCTGCGCTAATCCGTCAGGCGCGCAGAGCCCCCTGGAGCCCACCAGGATTCCACCTGTGCCCCCTGGGGCCGCGGCCGGCCGGTGAGTTCAGGCCGCGTCTCCCGTCGTCCTGCATTGACCAGCACGGCGACGGCATTTGGCGACAAGCGCCCCCGCCCCTCAATGATCGTGTCCTTCAACCATGTGCGGCCTTGATCCGTGAGCAGCATCTGCCCGATACCCTGGCGCGCGGCCGCCACCACAGGCAGGCGCGAGAAGCCAGCCACGTCCGTCATCGGCAGTTCAATCTTTTCATACAACCTGGCAATGGTGTGCACCTCTTTCTCAAAACGGTCACGCGCGCCTGGTGTCAGATCGAGCGCGCGATTGATACTCTGACTGGCCTGGCTCTTGCCACGACGCAACTCATCATAGAGCGCGCGAATTTGAATCGTATTACTCTTCAGGTCAGGGCTGGAGGTGATCTTGCCTTCGATCAGATCGCCCAGATCATCCGCCGCCATCCGGTTCGCATAATCTTTGCGTGCCTGATGCAGCAGATCGCGGGTGGCCTGGCTCGTTGCCGCTGAGGCATTCATGACGAAGCCGTTATCGATGGTATCGTCGATAGCCCGCTGCAAGTTCTTGATGAGCTGATAGGCTTCCGAGGACTTGTCCGCCAGCAGATCGGCTTCCTGCCGCAGATGACTGCGCATCGTCTGTAAGGCACCAATATCACGCGCGCCAGCCGTCCCCTGCATGAGATCGGTATAGAGTTGCCCGTAGCGTCCCCCGGTTTTGTGCGTACGGTCAATCGCGTCCAGCGTATTGAGGATATCAGCCTGTTTGCCGGGCGAGAGCGTCGAGAGATGGCGGCTGATATCGCCCACATCCACATCGACTTTGGCCGCCCTGACCTGCTCGAAGGCATCCGAAATGACGTCGGCGGGCTTGGGCTGAAACACCTTCTCCGGCAACTGACGTGATTCCTCGGCCGCGTGCTCGAAGCGCAGCCGCTGGCCACCAGGAGAATTGCGGGCAAACTGGCGGATGATGCCGCGCCCCGCCGACTCGACGACTTCAGGCCCCAGACTCCAGGCCGCTTCCTTGCCTATCTTCGTCACGTCAATCGGCTCGCCAGCCAGATACTGCCGCACGGTTTCGCCGCCAGCTGCCCCGAGCGCCCCACCGACGGGTTTGGCCCACCAGGGTGTGACGATGGTTCCCAGCGCTTCACCCACCGATGCGGGCTGTGTCATCGGCTCGACGGCTGCCCCTACCACGTGCCCGAAGGGGCTTTCACGTACGCGCTGCGTGGCGACGTCGGCCACGTTCACGCCTTCGGCTGGCGCCCCGGACTGGAAAGGCAAGCGCTGCTCGCCACGTACCGCCCCCCAGAGCGCCTGGAGAGGCGAGGGCGTCTGGGCCGTCACCGCTGGCTCAACGGGTACGGCCTGTCCCTCGGCGTGATTCCGCTGCTGCGCCGTCGCCAGCACGTCCTGCTGGTCTGCTGGCGACAGCTGCTGAAAGGCGGGGTCCGCCCGTAACGCTTCAAGGTCAATCGGCATCGCCTACCTCGTATGCTTCTTGAGTAAATCTTCTTTGGCCGTCGGGGTGATGCCCGTGGTTCCTGTCGTCCCCGTAGGGCTGGGGGCGGATGTCCCTGCTGGCGTCTCCTCCTCCAGCGGCAGGAGCTGGCTGAACTGGATGTTGCCCTCGCGCGCCAGGGGTTCATAGACCTGGCGCAGTTCGCGTGCCGCGGTGCTCAGTTTTTGGTTCTTCAACTCCTGCGCCATACTCAGGAGCTTCTTGCGGTTCTCCGGCGTCAGGCGGTCCCCCTCAAAAAACCGTTGGGGCGTATTGAGGAGCTGCTGGAGTTTGCCCTGCGCCGCCGCGACCGTGGCAAATTCTGACTCACGCACCACGCTGCCTGGATCAAGGATTTTCGCCAGCCCATAGATGAGGGCCAGATCGCCCTCCGAGGAATCCCGCTGCGCACCAACCTGCACGTTCTGATAGCCGTTCCGGACTTCTTGATAGATCTTGAACGTCGGCTCCGCCCGAATATCCGTCCGCAGCCCGGTGAGAAGCTTGCGGCGGTCCTCGGGCAGCATCGGCCCGGCCTGCTGCTGCTGCTTTTGCTGATACCGTGCCTGTTCTTCCGCCGTCACCCGCGTCCCGGCCCGCTGCGGTTCGGTCAACTGGTCGCGTTCCTTCGTCAGGCGGTCGATGATTTTTTGCTGATTATCGGCGACGGTGTTCATCTCAGGGTCGAGACTGAGCGCGTCGACTATGCGCTGCCGTTTGGCAATCTCCTGGTTGAGCCGTTGCACCTCGGGCGTGGCGCGCGCCGTGCTGGTCGTCCCCCCCGCCTCCCCTCGAGTGGTCGTATCCATGCCACCGGTCGTGCGCTGCACTGCCGCCACCGCATCCGCTACCGTCACGTAGCCCTTGCCCTCCCGATCCAGGCCGGCATTTTGCCGGTACGCGGTCGGATTGCCCTCTTTGGTAAAGAGCCGATAGCCCCCGCCCTTGCCCATGGCCTCGGGATAGAGCACCGCCATATAGGCATCGTCCAGGGTGCCGATCCGGCCCTTGTACTGGCTCAGATACTTTTCTACGTAGTCCAGTTGCTGCTCGGGGGTCATCTTGGCCAGGGCTTCGGATGTCGTTCCTAAGCGTTTCGCCGTGTCCGGCATGAACTGAATGAGGCCGGTCGCGCCCGAGCCCGCCCGATTTTTCACGCCTGGATCAAACGTCCCGCCGGTCTCGAAGTGCATGATGCGCAATAAGTCATCGTGCCGCATCTCGAGACGATCCGCGACCTGCTGACTCTTGCTGAGAAAGGCCGGCGACAGGGCACGGGTATCCAGGGGCGTCCCGCTCCCTGCGTCGCGCTCGCCCCCTGGCGGCTGCCGCATCTGCTCGCCCACCGTCCCAAGGATGTCGCGCGTGCGCTGTTGCGTGAGCAGCTTGTCGCGATTGAGGGCCGCGAGGGCTAACTGATTCTCGCGCTGGGCTTCCTGGAGCGGGTCGAGTCGCTGCCGGCTCACATCGTTGTGGAACTTCACCAGGGCCGCGTTGAACGTCGTGGGCATGTTCTTGGGGATCGGCACACCCTGCTCACGCATCTGCTCCAGGGCCTGCCGGTAGAACTCGGGGTTCTCCAGGATGGCACTGGTGTACTGATAGACCAGCTTGTTGTTGCGGTCCACCTCATCGAGCTGCTTGCCGCGCTGCGTCAAATACGTCCCGTACCACTGCGACGTCTTTTCCGGGTTGATCCGAAACGCTTCCTGCACCTTCGCCATGTCGGGCATCGGCATCAGGCCCGGCACGCTGGCACTGAGCGGTTTCTGGGGCTGCGGCGCGGTGAAGCCCGGCTGGGGGGCAGGGGCCTGGGGCTGGGCGGTGGTCAGGCTCACGGGCTGGGGCTGCGGGGTGCCCACGGGGGCCTGCGTGAAGCCCCCGCCCTGGCGCGGCGGTTGGCTGGTATCCACCGGTGGCGCCAGGGCGGCGATCTCGGGAGGCTGGGTGGCCGTGAACCCGCCCGGCTGGCCCCATGCGCCGGTCTGCGTGTTGACCGGAAACCACTGATTGGTGGGGATGTTCTGGGCCATGCCCTGGGGTCCCGTGAAGGACGTCTGGGACAGGCCGGGCGCGGGCGCAAGCGCCTGGGGCTGTACGGCCGCCTGAGGCTGGGCCGCGACAAAGCCCGGGCCCGTCTGCGGCGGCGCGATCGCCCCGGCAATGGTCTGGCGCCACAGCGCGTCCTCGTCCCGCACGCGCCGCTTCTCCTCCAACTCGAAGGCACTCGTCCGGCGGCTCTGGTCATAGGCCGCCAGCCGGGCCATGGCCGTGTACGTGTCCGCCAGGCTGGTCTGTGGCGGCTGGAAGCCAATCAGTTGCGGTAAGGTGCCCACCACGTCCTCCTAACCAAAGGCCGGATATTGCGTGCCCCCGTACCCGCCCTGCGTATAGGCAGGCCAGGTCGTCGGCAGGAGTCCTGAGGTCCGCTGCCCGGCGGCGTTGAACCCCATCTGCCCGGCCTGCTGCTGCGTCTGAAGATTGTTCATATAGTTCGAGAGCATGTAGTTCTGGAGGCCTTGATTGACGCTCCCGGCAATGCCACTATACATTTGATTGGCGGCGTTGGCCTGGTTGATAAACCCCGTGCCCTGGGCCGTGCCAAGGCCCTGAAACAGGTTCGCCATGGTCTGCCCGGATTGCGTGGCGGCCTGCTGCGCCTGCCCCATGCCCACCTGCCCGAGCCCGGCCAGCGAGGCGTACTGGTTCCAGACGTTCTGGCGCCGGGCGAGTTCCGCTTGATACTCCTGCCAGGCGCGTTCCTGCCCGAGCTGGTTCGCCGCCAGGTCCATCTGCCAGTTGCGCTGCGTCTCCGCCAGGCCGCGGCTTTCGGCGAGCTGGTTCGCCGCCACGGCGCGCTGATACGCCAGATCATTCGTGGCCAGGCCCTGCGTAAAGCCGGTCTGCTGCTGCTGCACCAGACGATTGTAATAGTCACTCGCCACCTGATAGTCCCGGGCAAAGTTCTGCTGCTGCGCTTGCAGGCCGAGGTTGGCGTTAAACTGGTTGGCGCCAAATTGCTGCGCGTAATTCTGGGCGGCGGCGGACCTCGCGCGTTCATCGGCCATCTGGTTCGCGGTGAGCGCCCGGCCGTACCCGGTCACGTCGGCGTAGCGCTGGCGCTCTTCCTGCGTCATGTTGGCCAGGCGAGAGCGCTCATAGGCTTCTTGCTGCTGCTGCCACGAGCGGCCGTAGGCGGCCTGGTACTCCTGACTCCCGAGTTCCTGCCCATAGCGCGTCAGCGCCCGCATGGCCGCGCCCGAGGTTAAGCCACCCCGCGCCGCCGCACTCGCATCCAGGGCCTGCTGCCCCTGGCGTAAGCGAAACTGGTAGCCCGGATCATCGGTCACGGTTGGCGGCGTAAAATCAAAGCGCCCCAGGCTCGCACTCTCGGTGGGCGTGTAGCGGTACCGGCTCGGGTCGAGCACCGCGCCGGGCGTGTACGTATACGGGTCGGCGTTGAAGCGGGACTGCTCGGCGTTGAAACTGTACGGATCGGCGTTGAAGCGGTACTGGCTCGGATCGACGGTGGGGCCGGCCGTAAAGCCGTACTGGTTCGGGTCCACGCCGCGGAGGGACTGCCAGCGATAGGCGTTCGGATCGACGCCGCCGCGCTGATACCAGCGAGACGGATCGTTCTCGCTGTACCACGCCTGGCTGCGCAGGTTCGTCAGGGCATCCTGCCCCGCGCCAATCCACGGCTGCGTGCGGTTGTAGGCGTTCTGGTCGAGCCAGCGCTGATGCGCCATGGATTGCCGGAACTGCTCTTCCTGGCTGCGACGGGCTTTCGTGGCGGCACTCTGGGCGCCCATGCCGCCCAGGATCGACCCGCCCGCGCCAAGGGCTGCAGCGGCTGCGCCTGCTATCGCCACCATGAGACACCCTTCCCTTTCCGGCCCCGAGAGGGCCTAGAGGAGCTTCGAATACACTTTCTCGACGTTGGTATAGCCGAGCCACGCCAGCAGGCGCGACATATCCAGATGCGCGTGCAGCTTCGTCGCGGTCTGGAGCTTCACCACGCCCCGCGCCCGCAGCGCCCGTTCCGCTTCCTGGAAGAGCCGTATGCCAGCACGGCCCTTGCGGTAGGCGGGCAACAGGTAATAGAGATCAACCAGGCCGTGCAGCGTGCTTTTGTAGTGCAAATGCCCAGTGCAGATCGTCACGTGATACCCGACCAGTTTGCCGCCGTCGCGCATGCTGAGAATGTGGAGCTGGCCGGCATCCGCGAACGCCTGATAGCGCTCCACATCGGGGTCAAGCGGGATCTGGGCATGCGACAGCGCGACTTCCAGCCAGTGCCTTTGCCACAAAGGCCACACCTCTGGATAATACTGTTCCCAGGTCTCAACTTGATAGGTTACTTTTGACTGTGTTTTCGTCTCTTTTTGGTCTATAATTAGTGTAGCCATAAGGCACCTGCTATACTGCCGATGGCACGGCTAGGGCGACGGCCCGAATCCCAGCACCTCACTGGCTGCCGTGCTACATCTGAGGACCAACAAGAGGAGTTGGAGCCATGCCGCAATCTTTGCAAGAAAAGCGCGAGAAGAAACGAGCCTATGATAAAATCTACAACCAACGCCATGCAGCCAAGAAACGAGCCGCAGCGCGGGCCTGGAAGATCGCTCATCCTGCACGAAAAAAAGCATTGGACAAAGCTGCTGGTCAGCGCTCGTGGGCGGCAAGAGTGGCCTATGAAGCTGACTACCCTGAAGCACGCGAGGAGCGTCGAGCAAAAGCCAGGGCGAAACAGAATGCACGTAATGCGTTGCATCGCGCTGAAGAAGCTACCAGAGTAAAAGCCTATCGACTTGCCCACCCTGAAGAAGAACGTGCAAGAGGAAAAGCCTATAAAGCTGCACATCCTGAAAAAGCACGTGCCTCGAATCAACGTTATGCTGCGAAACATCCTGAGCGTATTCGCCAAAGACAACTGGCGTATCGCCAAGCACGTCCTGAATTCGTCGCGATGCATAACGCCAGACGTCGCGCGCGAAAGGCTAATGCCCCAAGCAATAACTTGACCTCTGCCGAATGGGTTGGCATTCAGGAAGCGCAAAACCACCGTTGTTACTACTGTAAAAAACGTTGCAAAGGCCATTTGACCCAGGATCACCTGACACCTCTGTCACAGGGTGGTTCCCATACAGTGCACAATGTCATAGGAGCATGTGGCTCCTGCAATTCTCGCAAAGGCACGAAACTACCGCCTATTCCTGTACAACCGTTCTTACTCGTGCTCGCAGCAACCAAGAAAAAAACTGCCTAAGCCCCCATATGCCCACAATGGACATCAATGATAAGGTGGATTCGGTCAGTGGTGCCCTTGTTCGCACAACTGTGCATCAAGGCGCTATTAAACCACCACGCAGAGCCTGCTTCCATGTGCACCATTTCTTCTTCCCCCTCTTCGCCACAGGTAAAGGTGCAGGCAGGATTGCTCTCCAATACCACATGATGACGGCTCCAATAAGGTTCTGAATCATAGTGCAAACCGTCCTTTGGTCCTATATCTCTATGCCTATAGATTTGGGTCCCCGGCAGCCCCCACGTCAGCAGCACCCGCCCCAAGCGCTCCCCCTCCACGCGCGCCAGGAGGCCGTACACCAGCGGCCTGGCCTGCGGCAGACACGCCCACTGCGGCAGCCAGAAACACTCTCTGGGATCGTCACTCTTGCCCTCGACCTGGCAGCGCAACACACAGTCCAGCATTTCGCGGTGCGGGCTCTCCGGGAATGTAGTTCTAAAAGATCTTCCCCACAACGCCGGCTGCTGCCTGAGCGCCAGCAGCAGGGGTGTCACATCCAGGCCCGTGGCGAGGCGTAAAAAGTGCATGCGTCCCCCTATGGCGCCGCAAAGACAGGCCAGTACACACGAGCATATCCACGCGCGTTACACCTCTCTAAGGTGCTGTGATCACAGGCCACCATGTACATTTCACCGTCACCGCGCCCGCTGCCCCCAGGGCTGCGCCCACCGGCGACACCAGGACACTGTACGCCGTCGTCACCGTGAAGCCCCCCTGCCCACGCCAGGCGCTGCTGTCGCCACCGGTGCCCAGCGTCACGGCACTGGCGGCTCCCCAACGATCACCCGCCACACTATCGCCAATGAGCAATCCCGTCACACCCCCGGTGAAGGCGGTACTGACCCGCCAGGTCACGCCCAGGATGGTTGCGCCGGGCGGTGCCATATTCGCCACGGTGATGACGGCCGCGCCACTCACGGCCACGGTGAGCGTGGTCTCACTGAAGGCGCCAGGCGGTCCCTGGGGCCCTGGCGGGCCGAGATCCCCCTGCGGGCCTGGCGGACCCGGATCGCCCTGGGGACCAGCAGGACCCGTCGGCCCGGCCGGACCGGGCGGCCCGGGGACCCCCGCCTCTTGCGCGGCACGGCGCACGCGCTCGAGCCAGAGCAACCAGCTGCGGTCGATGAGCAGATTCGCGCGGTCAATCACCGCCTGTCTCGCGGGAGCGGGCTCTAAGTATTCAGCCACCGGCCACCTCTACGCGCGCGGAGAGCCAGGCTGTGGGCACCGGATCGGTCATGGCGACCTTGAAGCAGCGCGTCGTTGGCGCACGCCCTAAGCGGCGCCAGATGACGCGGCGCTCACGGCGCCCGATGGGACCGGCGCTGCGCCACAGCGGATAACTGTAGCTCTCGCCGCCATCGTCACTCCACGCCAGCATCACCTGGGGCTCTGTCCCGGGCACCACGCCCCCATCGAGACCCACGCCACTCGCCATGACGAGCTCGAAGGCACTGTAGAGGACCGGCTGCTGATCCTGGCGCACATGCGGGGTAATCCGGGCGCGATAGATCGGGTCCGTGCCGTAGAAGTAATAGCCGTCATCCCAGAGATACACCCGGCCACTTGTCCTATCACCCCAGACATGTTCCCCTGACGAAAAAGCATGCGTATACGAACGAAAGGCATGCAAGAGCCCATCATCACCAAGATCGGCTAATTCGCACCAAGACTCAAGGTTCGTATCGAACAGCCAGGTTTGATCACCGCTCACAAAATACCAGCCCACCCACGAGTGCCCACTCCACGACACGGTAAAGCCCACCGCATCGCCGACGGTCTCCATGGTTCCCAGGGCCGTTTCCACGGCATACGTCGAGATGCGCCGCGGGGTGTAGCCGTCCAAACGCCAAATTGGGCCTTCACCACGCTGACTCCCCCCGAGCCAGAAAAACGTGTTATTGGCACCCACCACGGCCGCGGGGGCGGCACCCCCCTGCTCCAGGAAGGCACTGTTGTTGCGCGCAAACGGGTTGAGGGCATCACCGGTTGAGTCCCAGATTTCCGTACTCTGTGTGCCCATGAGGAACATCTGCCGATGGTCCACGAACAGCGTCACCAGCGGATCGGGACGGCCCTCGGCACTGTAGAAGGCGAGGGCGTCCCAGGTCAGTGCATCGAGCAGGCCGGAGTACCAGAAGCGCGCGGTGCCGGGCTCATTGACCACCAGATAGCCATCGAGATAGCCAAAACGCCCGAACGTCTGCGGGCCGGTGAGGGGAAGCGCGGTGAGCACGTTCGTACTGAGATCGTAGGCAAAGCCGACGCCATCGACACTGAGGACCATGTGCAGGCCATTATCCGCGAAGTAGGCAGGGGCCGTGCCCGTCGTCACCGTGCCACGCGACAGGAACGAGCCACCGGCGAAGAGTTCGTACAGGGTCGTCGACGTCACGGCGAACGTACGAGACGTGGAGGTCTCGTACAGGCCACGGACAGGTGCCGAGGGCAGCAGCAGCCACGGCCTGAGCCCTGGCATCCCGTACAAGACGAGCTGGCGCGGGTCGTTGGGCGAATTTTCGATGTAAAGGTTTATGGTCCTCTCGCTACTCACCGTAGAAGAACGTGACTGGCCGGATGGGGCACAGAAACCCTGCAAGACTGGCACGAGGCCTCCTAAGGCACATCGGTGTAGATAGCGTACGGATCTCTCGCCGTCGTCTCCCCCAGGCTCGGGTCCATCCCCAGGATTGGCACGACCGCGTTGAGCCGCTTGAGGTTCGCCTTCGCTTCGCCCACAATCCCCACCGTCATGGGCGAGGGCT